GCGTTGAGTTTAAATACAGTGAGTTTGTTCCGTTGTAATAAAAATTATTTCCAAAACTTGTGTTGCCTGAAATATCATATATATTTGAGTAAGAACCAATTTGTATTGCTTTTACAGACGCACCCCAAGCACTCGGCGTCACCCCCAAGCCGAGGTTGCCGGAGGAGTCGAGACGCATGCGTTCGGTGTATGCAGAGCCAGTCCACTGGTTAAATGTGAGATACGTGTTGTTTGCCGAGCCGGCAACAAAAATCTTTTGCTCCGCCCCTACACCCATAAGAAGAGAGGACGAATCGGCGATTCTGATGTCCCCGTTGACGTGCAACTTCGCAGTAGGCGAACTCGTCCCAATCCCCAGCCCGGTGCTGGTGAGGCGCATGCCCTCGGAGCCGTTAGCACCAAATGCAAGCGAGACTCCGCTACGAGCCATTAGCGTAAACAATGATGCGCTGTCGATTCCGGTGTAGAAAGTGTTGGTTCCGTTGTAGGCGTATTCAATCCGCCCATCTGTAGCCGCACCGGTATCAAAACCACCAAACGCACCTGTGCCTTTGACTGCAAGACGAGTACCGTTTGAGCCACCATTGAGCGATAGAGTCGTCCCATCAAACGTCAGCGCACTCCCGCTCGTCGCTACCTTGCTGCCGTTTAAGTACAGTACACCGTTGGCAGTGCCGCCGTTTAGTGTGACAGTGCTTGATGTCGTAAGTGTCGTGAAGGAGCCTGCTGCTGCTGTAGAACCACCGATAGTAGTGCCATCAATAGCACCACCATCAATGTCAACTTTCGATATGTCAACTTCACCTGTGCCATTAGGAGTAAGGGCAATATTACCGTTAGCACCATCATAAATACGAATGACACCAGAGTTAGTGCCTGCATTCGTATTGAATATCAGATCCCCTGTGCCATTCGTTGTAACAGTTACATCTGTATTACTATCACCAATTTGTATTGTATCGGCAGTTAATATGACATCACCTGTACCATTAGGCACAAGATTAATATTGCCATTCGTATCTGTTGAAGATATCGTATTCCCATTGATATTGATGTTATCAATCTGAGCCTCTGTAACAGCTGAGTTAGTACCCAGTGTGACACCATCAATCGTACCTGCATTGATATCTGCCGTATCAGCTACAAGTGCATCAATGTTAGCTGTACCATCAATATACAGATCTTTAAACTCAAAGCTGGAACTACCTAAATCAACTGTATTGTCTGTCTTAGGTGTAATAGCCCCAGTGCTTATGACAAGATCCTGTGCAGGACCTATCTTGGTTATAGGTGCTCCATTAGCTGCAGTACCATCGTGCGTGTGACCTGTACTTGCATGGAATGCAGCTACAAGTGCATCGAATTCACCGTCTAAATCTGCAGCATTAATAACATTACCTGTGGCAATATTATTACTGGTATCATTGCGTGTATAGCCTGCCATTTAAGTGTACCTCTGCTTTATCTTCGATCAAAAGATGAATACTCTAATACTGCTGCGTCGAGTGAAAACGGCGGATCAGTGCCTATAGATTCAAATTGTAAAGAGACTGTAAATCCTGATCCTATAGTCTGTGTCGTAAACACTTTCTTTAATTTACTTCCAAATATAGATGTTCCGTAGGTAGCTGTTACTGCACCATAGATAGCCACTGCACCTGCCACATTAGTGAGATTGATGTTCTCTGGCTGTATAATGTTTTCTTCATCGAAATCAAACATTAAGTTCACTGAAATAGATACACCACCTTGTGGATCAATGTATAGTTTTAACTTATAAATTGACTTACGTAAACTTGGATCAGTGATAGGAACATAAGGTGTATAAAAGTAAGCTGTTATGTCACCCCCATCAAAAGAGTTACCACTTTCCATTTTGTATACATAACCTGTATCATTGGAAAATATGATAGTCTCTACTTTATTGCGATAATTATAATCAGCTAGATAAACCTTAATACCACGTAACTCAGCCCAGGCTACAGCGACATTGTTATCAACTTCAGTCTGTACACCTAAGATACCTACTGCATTTTCTGTTGATACGGAAGTGTTATACCCAAATAGTCTATATTGTGATTTACTCTTAATGACTACAGATGCAAAGGAAGTTGAAGTAGAGATCATATTAGTGACCTCTTTCTGTATAACTTTAGATACAACAGCTAACCCAAAGTCACCCACACGATCTGTAGCACTTAATAGCCTTATGCCATCTGGTCCAAGGAATATAATGTCACTTCCATATTCCTGAATTGTATCGGTATCAATACAGCCTACATTCTCAGTGATAGGCTGTAATACAAAATCAGCAAGTGTATTACCTACAAGCCTTGTAATCTTACGTTGACTAAAGATAATGAGTTGTTCACGGAATACAATTAAACCTGTAATAGCACTGCCTACCGATATAATACCTGCCCCATTAGCTGGTGTATAATCATTATCTGTATAGGGGGCAGTAAATATCAGCTTATCCCCTTTACCTAAGAACAGATGATTTTTAAAGAAGACTACATGCTCAGCACCAAAGGCATCTGCAGTTGCATTATTCTGTACTGTGAATGTCGTACCATCCCATGTCATAGGTGGATTCTGACCATCTACCATGCATATCTTTTCTGTTGTAGCTATTCTGTACTTAGTAAATCTTGCTCTAGAGCTATCAATCAATGAAGCAGTTAGCCATGTAATTGCTGCATTATCAGCTGGGCTAGATGCAAGTGAGGGGTTAATTGCTAAAGTAGCACCTCCCGATGATACTGTTGCATCTGCAGTAACTGTATATACTTTCTCTACACCTGCAATTGTAAATGTATCACCAGCTTGCGGTACTGAAGTCAGACCATCGACAATTAAGCTAGAGCCAGTTTGACCTGCACCATTAACTAGTGTAGTGCCGTAGCTTGGGACATTGATTTGTGTCCATGATGTACCTGTAGAGTAATATACATTACTATTCTTAGCTGCAATGACTTTATTTTCCCATGCAGCAACACCATGAATTGTACCTGTAGCTGATGTAAATGTAACTACAGCTAGATCAGCAGGACTAGATGCAAGACTAGTAGTCAGTGTCAGTGTGGCTCTTTTATTAGTAGAGTCATATGAGACACCTGCAGTTGCAATTGTATATGTACCTGTAACACCTGCAATCGTTAGTTGATGACCGTCTGAAGGTGCTTTGTATATATTACCGACAACTAATGTCGTACCTGTTTGACCTGATCCGTGTACTTTAACTGCTGCATAAGAGGGGACTAAGGTACTTGAGTACTTTTCATAGCCTAATATGCGTTGATACCCACCTTCTACAGATGGTTCAAAGTTACGTAGTACACGAGCTGAGCCTGGGATTTTAATACCTTGTTGTAGTGGGGATAGATTAGTAACTAACCCACCTGCAAACTCAAAGGGATATGTAGCCCAACGATCCATCAGGAAGCCAGCCTTGGACCTACTACATATCTGCGCTGTTGCTGTATCATTTTGCTACGAACATAATCATAGCGATTGATACAGATAACCCGCATATTTTTAATGCCTTGCTCAAACTTCTGCTTAGATAGTGTGGCAGCTTGTTCATTACTTCTAAACATGTAGGTGTAATACATACCCCCTTCAATGATCACATGCTTAAATGTCTCGGGTATATCAGGTACATCGTCATAATTAACGAGATCAACTGCATTCCTGTAGTATTCGTACACTAATGTATAGGCTTTATCTGGACATGACACTAAGCCAAACTCTAAACCTGGGGCACGAAATACATAGGTAGGAAGATCACGTACACTGGTATCACTAGTGTATTCTTGATCTACATACTGTTCCAAGTATTCTTCATAGGACATGATCTTAAGCTTTGAAGTATCATTATCCAGGGTACTATCTTCTTTAATCCTAAAGCTGTCGAAATCAATAGTCTTTGCATCATTGGGGTAAGCATATCGTGTTTCACCTGCAGTCAATATAATTTCATCTCTGCAGTGATTAAAAGGCCATTCAAACTCTTCTTGATTAATATCTTGTATGGCATTGTTAATTGCATCTTTAGCGTGGGAGTAAAACCCTTTAGCCGATGCAAAGTTAGATGAAGTAAGTTCAACTTCATTAAATCTACGATTGATCGTATTAACTAAGTCTAGATAGTTGTATGCCATTACTGCTCCCTAATACGCAATCTAACAGAGCGTTCAGCAGTGCTACCTGTATTGTCTGTAATACTACAAAAGAATGTATATTCTTTATTCAATGTGCCTGAGCCTAGATTGATTGTAGCTACTGTGCTTGTATTAGTCTGTGAAATATTCTGAATACCATCTACAGTAGCACCTGAAGCAATCGTAGTTTTAGCTGTACTTGAAGTGCTTACAGACCATGTGACTGTTGAGATTGTTGCATTACCTAAGAACCTAGACCAATCAATGCTATAGTCTAGAGTCTCATTAGGATCTTTACTAGGCCAGTGATATGCCACTATGCTACCCTCTCTTTTCGATCACCAGATGTACTGCGTCTTTGTACGGTCACAGATGCTTTAGGATAATCTGTGATATAGACAATTCGCTTAGGACTTGCAGGTATCTTAATTGTTCTATATGGATTATTAGAAAGCTCTACAGTTGTTGATTGAACTGCAGGTATATAAATTAATCTGTCTCTGCTATATAAGTGTGCAACTGCTGCATAATCAAACTGTGTTGTTGTTACAGTTAAAGTACCTGCTGATCCTGTAGCACTTACACCATCAAAC